CTACCTCATCCTTGTAGTCATTTTGTCTAGCTTCTAAGAGTTTACCTTGATATTTTTCTTCACCACGAGCTTGACGTTCTGCGTGTAATAGTTGTGCATCTGACATTGCAATTTTTGCCTTCTGTTTGTTTGCATAAATTTTTGATCCAGCATTGATTGCTAATTTAATTGCACTTAACCACATATTATCTCCAATTTTTTAGTTCGTCTAACATTTCTTTAGCATCTTTTATTTCTTTTAACAATTTTTCTACCTCTTGTACAATGTTAGGATGCTCACCAACACCAACAGGATTCTCCATAAATACTTTTATATTAGCTTCTGCTTGTGCCATTTGTGCTTCGTATTTTTTTTCTAAAGCATCTACAATAACTTCTTTATAATTTGGCATTATTGCTTTACCTTACCATCTTTCCACTCCATATTAGGTAAACCATTCTCGAATTTCTTACCATCATAGGTAAGAACTTGTTTTCTATTTGCACCTTTTTCATTGTAGCTTATATGAACCCATCCAGCAGCAGGATCATCTGAACTATAAAACTCAAGAATTAATTGATCAAAATCTACATTGTTTTGCAACCAGTAAGCTACTTGGATATTAGGTATACCTGCTATTTCAAAATCTACTGCTTGACCTTTAGCGTGTTGTGAAGTTTTCTTACTACCAATAGCTTCGCATAGTTCTTCTGATCTATATCCTGATGTAATAGTAATAGGTTTGTCAAATTTAGCTCTTGCTGGTTCTAATATTTCATAGCAAACATTCTCTAAATTTTTTATATCACCAGCTCCAGGTGTATTGTCTATACCCTTACGAGTTGCTGTCATTGACTTTGTAAACTCTTCTAATTTAAAATGTTTAGATAGTTGCATAGATTATTTTTACCTTTAGTTTTTTTTGTTCCAAAGTTTTTTGACGATTGATAAGAGTTCCTTTAGTTTTTCTTTTATAACCATCTTTAGCTTGATAATCTTTTTTTCTATAATTTTTACTTTTAACATCATACGCAGTATACTCACCTGTAGTCATATTTAAAGTCACAATATCTATTGGTCCGAGTCCTCCAAGGGGTATAAATACAAGGATATTTGGATCTTTAGCAAAATCAAGCTGTGCCACAAGTTCATTAACTAATCCAGTAACTGCTTTTTTACGTCTAGCCATTCCATTTAAAAATACCAACAATAGCAGCAACTATT